CGGCAACTATTCTCAAAGGAAACTCTGAGAATGTAGTTAACTCTGCGCCATTTATTGCGGCTCATGTTCAAAGTTTACAACCAGATAGACAAAGATTACAAGAACCATTTTTTAATGATGCGGTAAGTGTCAATGAAAGAAAATTTGATTCTACTACAAATGCGTATACTAGTGAACCAGGTAACAAATATAGTGTAAAACGATTAATGCCAGTTCCTTACTTATTGAACATGCAAGTTGATGTTTGGACTTCTAATACAGACCAAAAACTTCAATTGCTTGAGCAAATGCTAGTATTATTCAATCCAGCATTAGAAATACAACACAACGATAATCCTGTAGACTGGACTACTATTACAGTAGTAGAAATGACTGACTTACAGTGGACAAGCAGAGGAATACCAGCAGGTGTTGAAGACCAAATTGATATCGCAACAATGATATTTCAAATTCCTATTTGGATTAATCCACCAGCACAGGTAACAAGACAAAACGTAATTAGAAATGTTATTAATAACATTTACACGTATTCAGATTTAGATACAATTGATTACGACCCAGATGCATTTGAATTCTTCGCAGACTTACAGGCACAATCAAGTGTCATTGTAACTCCAGGAAACTATGCTTTACGAGTTTATGAAAATGGTAGTGATGTATGGTGTAGTCCATATGCAAATGGAAACTATAATGATAATATTCCTTGGTCAAAAGTATTAAAAGAATATGGTACATTAGATAGCGGAGTATCAAGGCTTCGATTAAAATATCATGGAGAAGTAGAAGACCTTAATGCCGATGTTATCGGTACATTATCAACTGTTACTGGTGTAGATAATGCATTACAGTTTACAATAGACCCTGCTACTCTACCAACAAACACAGTAACTTCTGTAGATAGAATTATTAATGCCTCTACAGCAAAACCAGGATTTAATGGTATTCCCGCAGTAGCATCAGGACAAAGATACCTAACTTTAGATTCTGCTAAAGCCACTAGTGTTTGGGGAATTGAAATTGCGACTGGTGACATCTTAGAATACAATGGAACAGCATGGGTAAAAAGTTTTGATGCAAGTGCTAACGCAACACGTGAGTATGTAACAAATACTTTTTCTTCTCAACAATTCAAGTTTGAAAAGGGAGAATGGACGGACACTTATCAAGGAATATATGATGGTGGATACTGGAGAATGGAACTAGTAGTGACCCCATAATGAAAGAATCAAGAATTAGAGCGGCAGGTGGTTGTATAGTCGCAAAAGACACACATAGAATACTTCTTCAACAAAGAACAATTGATGGTTCATTTCCAAGAAATTGGGGATTCTTTGGTGGTAAAGTTGAAGAAGATGAAAATATCGCACAAGCACTTTTACGTGAACTGACTGAAGAAATATCATTAAGTGTTGAAGACGATGTTATCAAAATATATCCATTAGACCAATATCATGCAAGAACTGGAGAATTCAGTTACTACTCTTTTGTTATATTAGTCAACAAAGAATTCATACCAAAAATGAATCACGAATCAGGTGGTTATGCATGGGTAGAAACAAACTATATACCAAAGCCACTACATCCCGGCACAAGACGTACACTATTTCGAAAGAAAAAATTAAAAATCATTAAAGACATTATATCGTCACTTTGAGCCACTCCTTTTACTCCTAAATATTACTGTAAGATGAGAAGTTTTGAGGAGACATAGTGAATCATATTATAAATTTAGAAAGACAACGATTCATCCGTGACTGTAAACAAGTTCTTAAAGGTGAAAGAGTTACGGATAGCCTAAGAAGAACAATCGTTCATTCAAGCCCTGGCCATGTAGAGTATCTAAAAAGAGATTTAGATAATACAGAGGCTCGTCTTGTTGACATTGTTATTGCGAAAGTTAAAGAAGAATCAAAGAAGGCATTATCAGCAAGTAGCCAACGTATTAACATACTGGCTATAAGTGTACTTGAAAACTTATCTACTGAAAGTTCAGCATTTGCTATCGAAGAAATAATGAAAAGGTACAGAGAAAGTATCAATCCCGTAAAAGCGTTGTATTACGATTTACAAGAGATTATGTTTCTATATGATGGTAAACCAAAGAACAAACATCACCAGTTCCTAATTAACAAATTCAGAGATATCAAATCTTTTGAAAAGATAATTGAAGCCGTTGACCGAGATTTATCAGACTTAAGTGAATGTAAACTGAGAGTTAACAAACTAAAAAGAGAACACAATTATCCTAATACTAGTGAACATCTAAAGAAGATAGTAGACTTATATAATGAGATGATTCAGTGGAAAACACTGTTTGAAAAGTTTCCTGAGTGGATTAACGAGAACTCATTGCCCGTGGACCCCAAGGGTTCCAACAACTTCTGTACAACTATCAAAAAAATCTTCAAATAATTAAAAATAATTAAAAAAAGTGGTTGACAAGACGAATCACTTGTGCTATATTAGTATTATAAGTAGCAAAAGTCTAATTAACTTTTGTTAATAGTGCAAGGAAGAGGCTCCTACCAAAAGAGTCGAACTTGACTGTCCAGGGGTGGTACCCAGGCATTATCCGGAGAACGGAAGGTGTCACATCGAAGTCACTTTCGGGGATAGGTTGTACGGTTTAGAAATGGTATTTCGGTCCGTACTTGTAGGTGTAACCAAGTCCTACCTATTTTACTTTATATAAAAAAAGGGAACCCTAAAGGTTCCCTTTTTCATTTTAAATCTTAGTACAAAGTCAGTAAATTACTTACCTACTTTAACTTCAACATAGCCTTCGCCATCAGTAGTCTTGTCTTCAATAGCAATACCAACATATGCTGTCATACGTGGGTCTACTGAATTTTCAAGCCATACTGTTGCAACACCTGAAATTTCTGATGCTACAAGAATGTCACCTTTAGAAACTGTACCAGTTACTTTACATGGAACACGTCCTTGTAGAGCAATATATGGATGAGTTTCTGATGAACCTGCTTCTGAGTTCATTGCGAATGCTGGCTTAGTAGAAACTACACCTGCAATCTTAGTTGAACCATAACCTTGTGCTGAAGTAACTTCTGCTTCACCGCCAAATGATACAACTGTACCTTCTTCATATGTTGCGTCAGCCGCATATCTTTCAGCAAGGTCGGCATATTTTGCATATGTCGCCGTACCGTTGAAGTTAGTAAATGTTGCGTCACCGCCACCAGTGATATCATTACCACCCATTGCGATGTCACCTGACATAGTACCACCTGCTAGTGCTAGTTTAGTAGCAATAGAGTTAGTAACCGTAGTACTAAATGATGCGTCATCACCTAATGCTGCCGCTAGTTCATTCAACGTATTCATAGCCGCTGGAGAACTGTCAACTAATGCCGCAATTTCTGTATCTGCATAAGTTTTCGCATCTGCTTCTGCCGTATCTGCATATGATTGATATGCAGTTGTAATTGCAGTTTCACGTGCGTCTGTGTAAGCCTTAACTGATTGTTGAGTTGGAACTTTAGTAGCACTATCTGAAGCCATGTTATCTTCATCTACAACAAATGACATTGCTGCCGTTGTTGCATCAGATTCCATAACTGCACCAGCCGCCGCTACGTTAGTAGCATCTGTAACATCTGCTGTAGCCTCAATAGCGTCTAATTTGCTATGGTCTGCATCAGTGAATACATTTGAGTCTGTTGCCGCTTCAACTGCCGCTCTGATTTCTGCATCAGTTTGGTCTGCTGTAGCCGCCGCTTCAATGGCATCTAGTTTAGAATGGTCTGCATCAGTAAAGTTGTTTTTTGATAACTCGCCGTCTTGTATAGAATACGTAGTATCCGCTGAAACAAGCGTTAGTGTACCAGCCGCATCGTCATAAGTTGCAGTAACATTTGTACCGCCGACGATTAATGTGCCAACTCTATCATCTACTCTTTCATTAGTAAAGTATAGGTTTGAACCTTCTGCTAAATCACCAGTATCTGAACTTGCTAGACCTGTTGTTGAAATAACACCAGTTGATGAGTTATAAGAAATATCACCAGAAACACTAATTGCCGCACGGCTTCTAGCATCTGTGTAATATAAATTTGTTGAACCTTCAGTAATTTCGTCAGAGTTGTCTTTACCTGCTACTGATGAATCTACATAAGCCTTAACTGATTGCTGTGTAGGAACGTGTGTTGCACTGTCTGAAGCCATGTTGTCTTCATCTTTAAGATGGTCCGCGATGCTTGTTACAGTACCAGCAGAACCTGAAGTGTTACCTGTTACGTTACCTGTTACATTACCAACTACATCACCAGTTACACCACCAGTTACATCACCAGTTAAGTCACCTTCGAATGTTGCCGCTATAAATGTTTCTGCACCAACTGTCCATTTATCAACTGATTCGTCCCATAGTAATTGCTTACTTAAAGAAGTACCACGCTGAACGTCAATACCAGCATTCTGTGAAGGAGCGCCAGTTTCGTCAGAGTTAAGTTCAATAATATTGTCACCAATATCTAGTACGTTTGTGTTAATTGATGTAGTTGTACCATTAACTGTTAAGTTACCACCAATAGTAGCGTTACCTGAAGTAGTTACTGTTGTAAAAGAACCTGCGTTTGAGCCACCAGTTACAGCCGTGCCTGACGTAGTATCTACGTATGCTTTGTTTGCCGCATCAGTACTAGAAACCGGAGTTGCTAGTTCTTTAATTAATGATGAATTCATATCGATGTGGTCACCGATTTGTAAATCACCAGATACTGCGCCTAATTCACCAGTAAAGTTAATACCATTACCTGAAATGAATTTTAACGTACCAGTACCAGCAGTAGTTAATTTAAGGTCTTCGTTGTTATCTGTTGTAATATTGATTGAGCCAGAGTCATCTTCAATAACTTTCTTACCGTTAATGTATAATGAACCAGGACCAATGTAAACATCTTTCCACATCTTTGTTGCTGAACCTAAATCATAAGTAATATTTGCACTTGGCAAAATATGACCCGTCATTGTTAGGTTTCCACCCATAGTTGTTGTAGATGTTACTGCTAATGTTCCACCAACTGTTACGTTACTTGAGAACGCACCTGTTGATGTTGATACTGCGGCACCTTCTAGTGCCAGGGCGTATCCACCCGCTGTTGAACCGTTGTGGACGACAACTGTATTTTTAGTTGTATCTACTGTTACCTCACCTGCTAAGCCAGTGAATGAATTATGTTCAGTAGTTGTACCACGTCGGAATTGAATTGCATATGCTGCCATTTTCGTTTTCTCCTGAGTTTAATTTTGTTCTATTGTAAAATTATAAGACTGTTAGTGAGTATTATTGTTCTTTCCGATTCCAGAAAAATCAACTTCACAACGGTTACAGGTTACTCAGCAACCACACTCCCCCTTTCGGCTAATATTAAAGGTTAGCCTAGTAGAAATCTACTTGGGATTCAGCCAACAGGACCCTTTATCTTCCTGTCACACTGTCGTAACAGGATTCCTGTTACAATACTATTTATATAAATGTGTCGAAAAGCAATACTTACAGTTAATTTTATTAAGAACTGAGTTAATTATAAAATAACTACTTCAATCAGTTTTTTACCTTCTGTTAAGTCTGTTTCTATTGATTTGGCAAACACTGAACGACCTGCGTTCTCTTTGCCTACACTTTGAGCAAAGCCCGGCTCATTGTCTGCTGTTACGATTAGGTCACCTTTAGATACTGGTCCAATAAAATTACATGGAACTCTTCCTCTTAGTGCAACGTAAGGGTGTGTTTGTGAATTACCAGCATCAGCATTTAGTTTAATCGCTGGATTTGTAGATATAACTCCTGCAACCGAAACATCTCTTGCTTCTGTCGTTGTTGTTATCTCTGCCTCGCCACCAAATACTACAACTGTTCCTTTTAAATAAGGAACATCAGTTGCATATCGTTCTGCTAAGTCGGCATAATGTGCATGAACTGAATGTCCATATATGTTTGCATATTTTTTAGTAGTACTTCCTAAATCATATGTATTATCTAGTGATGGAATTATAGTTCCAGTAGGATTCATTGCCGCTATTTGATTTGTTATTGTTGTACTAAAGTTGGCATCATCTCCTAATGCCGCGGCTAATTCATTTAATGTATCTAATGAACCAGGTGCAGAATCTACTAAAGCATCAATTTTCAATTGTGCCCTTACATCTGCTCTTGCATCTGTGTAATATAAATTTGTTGAACCTTCTGCTAAATCATCTGTAGTAGAAGAAGCAAGTCCTTGGGTTGATATAACACCAGTAGATGAATTATAAGTTAAGTCGCCTGCTACAGATATTGCCGCTCTTGAACGAGCATCTGTATAATATAAATTTGTTGAGCCTTCTGTAATTTCGTCAGTATTGTCTTTAGTTGCAACTGCATTCGAAATTGCTGTTGTAACTGCTGATGAAGTCATTGCATCGGTGATACCATAACCTGCAATTGTAGTTGGCTTTCCTGTAAAGTTTGCCCATGCTAAGAAATGTGCTGGAAGATTTCCACCCAATGTATTTGCATCGGTTAATGATGTTGCTGTAAATGTTGTACCTAATTTTAAAACACTCATTACAGCACCATTACCCAACGGTGATGTTAATGATAGGGTTGTTGAAGACATTAAATAATCTGTTGTTGGATGTTTAACGACTCCATCAATATAAACTAGTATTTGATAATTTTGTCCTATTGTATATGGTAATGTATACGTACTAGTTGAACCGTTTCCTGTAAAGGTATGATATGTCAATTCATTTATAGGAGAACTTGTATCGATTACAATTTCGTCTCCAGATAAAGCAACTGTTAGGTCTCCATGTCCACCTGATGCTATTTTACCTTCGCGGATAGTTCTAAATTTTGCTTGAGTTGTATCTGTTGTATCTAATACTGCAATGGCTGAGCCTGCATTGATTGGGTCAAATGCTAGAGTGAATTCATTTCCTGCATCATTATAAGTTCCCGTTATTCCGTATGCGTTTGTAAACAACGAATCAATTCGGTCATCAACTCTTTCATCAGTAAAGTATTTGTTTGTGCCTTCGGTTAAATTAGTAGTTGTATAATTTGTAAGAACATTAGTAATCGCTGTTCCATCACCAGTTATAGTAGTAAATGTGCCAGAATTTGGAGTCAAGTTGCCGATAATGGTATCATTCATTGTACCAAGCCAGATTCGAACATCTGTAAAATCAGATAGTCCAGTAGCAATAATATCTGCACCTAGTGTATCTAATCCACCGAAATGCATTCCAGTAGTGTTGCCAGTTACGTTGCCAGTTAAAGCACCTTCAAAACCATTTGTAGATTTAACTTTTTGATTAAAGTCCCAACTATCTGTTGAGTCAGTCCATAAAATTGTTTTATCAGTAGTACCCTTAAGAGTAATACCGCCGCCATCTGCTGTAGTATCTGTGGGAGAACCTATTGCACCAAGTTCAATGTTCTTATCATCAATAGTTAATGTAGCAGAATTAACAGTAGTTGTTGTTCCTTGAACTGTTAAGTCTCCTGTAATTATTGTGGCACCTTCAATCTGAACTGTTCCGTTCTCAGACATGATTGTACCTGCACTTGCACCATTATCTAATACTAATTTCTCACCTTTGAGAAATAGTCTGTCACCAAATTTGATTTGTTCTGCCATTTTATTATTCCGAAAATACTAATAAGTTATTATTATATGTATTTATCTTATGGGTTTGGAATCAGGCAATAAAAAAGGCTCCCGAAGGAGCCTTTCTATATTCAATTTGTATAAATTTTTTACACGAATGAAAGGTTTGCCATAGCAATTTTTGAAACGTAGTCCGCCGCATTACCAAGTGATGATGCAGTGTTGTTTAGTTCAACATAACCATAACGAGTCATGAATGAAACTACTGGCTCAAAAGTGCCTGGGTCAACCACAACGCCTGAAGACATTAATGGTACGTATGGGCAATAGAACGCAGCCGCGTCAATTTCGCCTTGACCTTTATAGCCTAAAAGAACATCTGTTGTGTCTGAAGCATATGTATTTACATAGATACGCATAGTACCGTTTAGAGTACCAACAAACTTAGTGTTTGTAGGTGCTTCGAAAGTACCTTCAGTAGTACGAGCAAATGCTGATGTAGTAGCAGACTGTAGTACAGTCAATGCCGCTGGAGAAACTACTGCCCAGTTTGCCGCGCCTCTACGAGTACGTTGTGCAATTAGGTTTGCTTCTCTGTTCATCATTGTTGCAAGTACGGCATGTCTGTCACCAACGAAAGTTGGAGTACCAGTAAATGAACCGTTCATATCATATGATGCTGTGCCTGTAGCAAGAGCGCCTAGTGAACCTAGAACTTCTTGGTCGATTTCAGCAGTGATTTCCATAGCAAGTGCTGCCATGATTTCTGCTTCAACATCTAAGCCGTGCATTGAGTTAGCATCTTGTGCCGCTTCAAAAGTCCAACGTGCAGATAGTTTACGAGTTTTCGCTTCAACTGTTTGCTTAAGAACTTGAATTGACATTTTGTTACCAGCATCGCCTTCCATTGATGAAGTAGCCGCCGGAGCGTTTGTACCATCGCCAGAATATGATGTAGCAATATCAAAAGGTGATAATGCTTCTGAACCTGCTGTAGTTGAACCTACAGTTTCAGCGTATCTCACACGTAGTGTATGAATTTGTCCTACTGGACCAGTCATTGGTTGAACACCAATAATTTCGTTTGCAATAACAGTAGGCATTACACGTCTAATGATTGGTAAAATTACTTTGTTTAAAGTAGCAACGTTACCAGCCTGTGATGCACCTGCTGTAGCACTTTCTGTAAGTGCTGATTTTGTGTTTTCTAAAACTGATGACATTACGTCACGCTTGTTACCTTCTAAACCGTCTAGAAGTGTTTCACGAGTAGTGTCCCAATTTTTTCCTTCGAAAAGATTTTCCATCTTTCTCTCCTTTTTTTGGTTTCTTATTTAAGTCCAGCCAATTTCTTTAACTGGATTATGTTATTGGCATCGCTACCCAATGATTCTGGTGTTGAACTAACCATCTGTTCTTCACCTCTGTCACCAGTGTGTTCTGTTACTTTGCCTTCGTTTAACGATTGTTTTGCCTCTGATGAGACTTTTTCATTCAAAACTGCAGGTAAATATTTCTTAAATGCAGATTTTAAATTAGTTGTTTTTACTGTTTCAAGTAAATCAACCATAACATCACGCTTTTCTTTGCCTAGAGGCGATAAAAGACCTTCCATGACCTCTTTACGGTCCATTCTGTCTTCTAACACTTTCTGTGCAGTTTCGGCGCTTGTAATGGCTTCTTCTTTTGCAGTAATAGTTTCTTCCAACTTCGCAATCTTAGTAGCCGATTCTTCTAATTTCTTAGTAATCTTAGCAACTTCAGTTCCTTCACTCAATTGTGAAGTCATGAATTCGCCTGCGAATGTTTCAAAAATTTTACGGCCAAATTCGTTTTCTTTAGCCGCTTGAATATCCTCTTTAAGAACATTCAATTCAGAACGTAAAGCCTTGTCGATAGTCTTTTCTACCAATTCTGCTGAACGTTTGATAAATGAATTCTTAGTTTTAGTAAGAATCTCTTTACCTTCTGCTACCATGCGTACTTTAGTTTCCACTAAATCACGTTTGTCGTCATGGAATTCTGCTAGTTCACGTGACAATTGCTTAACAACGAATTCTTTAGTTCTATCTAAATGTTCGTTAACTTTTGTACGGTCTGCTCTCAGTTCCTTGACTTCGTTTGCTAGTTGAGAAGTAATGAATTTTTCAAGGAGTTTTGCATGTTCAGAAATTGCTTTCTTATATGCAACACGTTCTGCGATTAGGGCTTCACGGTCTGTTTTAAACTCATCCATTTCAGTTTTAATTGCTGTTGAAAGCATGTTATCCATGGCTTCTACAATTACTGATTTGTCGTGTTCAAACTTTTGTGCGAACTCTTCACGCAACTCGGCTGTTATCTCCTCTCTTGCTTCATTTATTTGTGCTTCCCAAGCCTCTGAAATTTGAGTTGAAACTTCTTCACTCAAAACATCTGACTCAAGTAGCCCAGCAAGGATTTCATTTTTTGCCATTGTTACTTCTCCTTCTCTTATTAAAGTTTAAGTTCTCTAATGAACTTAACTATTTCTTTAGACAAGTACTGTTGTGCAGACTTGTCGTTTTGAACATTTTGTGCTAGTTTCCATGTATCATAACCACCATTCATGTTCATTAATCCTTCGTATATTGCTTTTGGATATGCGTCCGGGGCACTTGGCTGTGCCACAATATCGACTGTAATAATTTCATAATTGCTCACGTTACCACTGTGGTCAACTTCACCAGAACCACGAGACGAGACACCTAAAGTGGCACCTGATTCGATTAGTGTTCTGATAATGTTACCCATTGGCGTAGGAACAATCTTTAGTTTACCAAAGCCGTTTGGACCATCCATCCACATATTTTCAATTATGTGTGAAACACGGTCAACGTTGACTGTCAATTCAGGTGGGTGGTCACACTCACCTAGAACTGGAAATCCTTCCTTGATTTTCGCTTGGACTGATTCCACTGCTCTTTTGATTTCTTTCACTGGGTATACTCGTTGGTTAGCATTCTTAACGTCACCTTGGACGAAAATGCCTTCCATGAACATACTCTTACTACCATCATCGCTTTCAACAATGCGTGATTGTACATTTGCTTGATTATGTGATAATCTTTCAATAAGAACTGTCATTGGTTTCTCCTAAAAAGAATTGTTACTTAGGCTTTGCTAGGTGCTGGCGCTTTTTTATTGCCAGGTACGTTAACATTACCCGTTTTCATGTCTTCTGCTTTTGCTGAACCGCCAGATGTGTTACCATCTACTTGTCCAACTGGTCCTGCGTCACTTTCGTCCGCACCACCGTCTTTTGCAACTGGTGAATCTTTATCACCATCTGCGCCAGGCTTAGCAGTTGCTGGAATAGAATACTCTTCCAACTTTTCTTCTGATTCTTCGTCTAAATCTTCAGTTGACGCTTCTTCTACTGGCTCTTCTTCAGTTTCATCTGCTTCTTCAACAACTTCTTCAACTGTCTCATCTGCTTCTGCTACTGCTTCTTCCATTTCTGGCTCTTCGATATCTAAATCAATTTCGCCTTCCATGTCGCCTTCTTCGCCTTCTTCTGATTCTGCTTCATCTTCGCCAGACATAATTTTTTCAAATTCTGCTTCTAGGTCAGATAATGCTGATTCTAAGTCTTCAACTCTGTCTTCAATTTCTTCAGCAGGTGCTTCTTCATCACTCATTTCTAAGTCATCTTCAGCCTCTTCATCTGAAACATCTTCATCATCAAAGATTTCTTCTGTTTCGATTTCGTCAGAATCTTCTTCGATATCATCGTTTAAAGATTCGACCTCTTCTGTTTCTTCAATTTCCTCAAGTTCTTCTTCTACAACATTGTCGCTTTCGTTTAAAGAATCCTCGTGGATTTGTCGTGCTTGTTCAACAACAAAGTCATGTAAAAGCGATTCCGCTTTTGCTGTCTCTTCGTTGATTAACAATTCTAGCACTTGTTCTAGTGTACTTCTTGACATTATAAGTCTCCTTAATAATATTTTCTTCATAGCCACTACAATTGCGGCAGGGTTATAGAAACGAACAAACTAATACTACATAAAATAGTAATAGTGGGTTTCATACACAAGTATTTATAGGGATTAGATGAGTATATTGACAATATACTCGAAAATGAGTGATTTTTACGGTTTTCTCCGTAGAACCTAATTTATTTAGTAAAATTCAAGGTTTGTTAAAACTATACTTAATATTGAAAAATATAGAATTATAAGTCTAATTCGCCTGCACCACCTGACGGTGATGCATCATCAGAACCGCCATATTGCTTTTTGACTTGCTCATCTTCTGATGCTTTCTGAAACTTTCTGTACTCTCTTACCTTTCTAAGTTTAGAAAGGTGGTCAAGAGTCAACCGAATTTTGCGAGTATCTTCTAAATCGATAGCCGTAAAGTCGTCATCTTCAGGATTATAATTTTCATTTATTTCAATATATTTCATACTAGTATTTATGCATCCTCGTCTGTTTCTGGTTCTGCATTCTCATCACCAGAAATTACTGAGCCTTCAGCATCTTCGTCTTCTAAGTCATCAAAGTCTTCGCCGCTAGTATCAAAGTCACCACCTGTTGGTCCCGGTGAGGCACCTACGCCTTTAAGTCCGTCATCACTTCCTTTAAGTGGGTCATCAACATTGTTCTCTTCTTTCCATAGCATTGAGTTTTCTAAGATTTCTTCTTCAGATAATCCTAAGAAACGTTTCATTGCAAAACGTTTACTGATATAATCAGCCGCTTCTACACTCGTAAATACATTCATTGCTACTTGGTCTACTTCTGCTTGACGATACTTACCGAAGTTCTGAACAACATTAAATGATAAGTCAAAAGAACTACTTTCAATCGTAACACCACGGTGTTTTAAGAACATCTTAAATTCTTTATCTAGTTCTTCAACAATAAGTTGTTGTAGTCTTTCACAATATTTTGTAAATCTAAACTCTTGTATCATTGCTGTGCCAGTTCTACCATCGTTAAATGCAGAACCATTTGCATCCATACCACCCAAATAACTTGGTGGAACACGCAAACCTCTTAATAGTTTATCGTTAAAGAACTTCAAGTCATCAATCTGACCTAAGTTCTCACCACCTGGCAGTGTTTCAACTTTAGAACCACGACCCTCGGCTGTTTGAGCAAAGAAGTAATCTTCCATAATTGATAATGGATTGTATGCACTATCAACAACGTTAGCACCACCACCAGTTTTAGATGGGATTCTACGTTGATGAATTTCATTCTTAATACGTTCTAAGTGTTGACGTGCTTTATGAGTTGGCATATCACCAACATCAATATAAAATACTCTACGTTCTGGCGCACGTTGTACACGATAGATAATGATAGAGTCTTCTAGTAATTCTTTTTGCTTATATACTTTAAATACAGGCTCAAGCATACTTGTGCCGAAAGGCCAGTATTGGTCGATACCTTCACTTAAAGATACATGAATAACATGCTTGGCATCAATTGCCGTTGTAGTCACATCATGTGCGAAACGTGAACCTTCTGGAGCACCAGAAGAATAACTTTGTTGCATACCAGCAGTTGAGTTAGGAATACCCATCTTTTGGTTGCCTGTCTGTGATAATTTAACTGTGTCTGCTGTAATGTTAAGACTTTGCATATTGATGTCTAAATCTTTAATATAATATGCTTCAATCTTTTTACCTTTGCCTTCATTTACAACAACTTTTTCAACTTTTGATGGATTTACCCAATATAGTTTATATGTTTCTGGGTCTCTTACGAATAATTGGTCACCATATTTGACTGTATTTCTAAAAATTCTAAAAATACGTTGATTCATTTTATTCATTGAACACCACTGACGTAGTGATTTTTGAAGAACTTCGTTTTCAGTAAACGATGGGTCATCATTGTATTGAATGTTAAATGGTAGTTTAGTAGTTTCACTAAACAACGTGGAAAATTCTGCGATTGTGTCTAACGCCGCATTAACTTCTGAATCCATGTCCATTTGGTCATATTGCCCATATCTTTGGGCTCTATTGGGTTGTCCCATATAGACTTCTGGTAGCCAACTGCTATATTTTGAACTCGAAGCATTGTTTGATGCTGGTCCAGATTCTACGGATGGGCGCGGAACACCATCATATGTTTTAAAGTACTTTTTCCAAGTCATAATTTTATCCTAATTCTATTTATATTAACATATCCTGTGTTCATTGTCAACCCTATCCTATATCTAATTCTCACCCAACTGATTTAAAAGTTGTTGAAGTGCGCCCAACGTCTTGTCTAGAGTTAATTTGAGTGAATCATCTAAGGCATTTCTATTATCAGGATTAAGCGCCCGAGTATTAAGCAGTGTTTGTACAACTGATTCAAACTCTAATTTTCGTGCTTCAATATCAGTTTTTGTGAGTTTGTCCTTATTATCTGTAAGTTGCTTAATCATGGCAGCACTTTTGTTAGCAAATGCATCTACTGAATCTTGATTTTTTGTACGGTTGGTGGTGCCTGCCGATTGATTTGTGAACTCAGATGCAGTTATTATATCGGCATTATCTGCATTGCCAAGTGATAATATTGTTCCCGAAACCTCAGCAACTTTCAACATCTGTCTTGCAAACCAACTTAGTGTTCTATCAGTTGTAGTTCCTACATTATTCATAGTATCGATTAAATTTCCACTTGCTTGTAATGAGTCTGCCGCTTGTTCGGCGAATTTTCTCTGTGTTTCTGTTAGAAGTTCCATATTTTTAGTAAATCCAGGCATAACATCGTTCATCGCTCTCTCCATCGCATTTGCGGCCTGTAGTTGTGCGTCTCTGAATTTTACAACTGCGGAATCTTCTCTACCGCCAGCAGATATACCTTTTGAGATATCAGACATATTTTGTGCTAGTTCATTCATTTGTGCCAACTGAACTAAAATTCTTTCATCTGATATTGCTAATCCTCTTGAGGCTCCTCCACTATAACGTTCTAATTCACGTGAAACAAATTCAGGCATGCTTGTTGCCATAAAACTTTGAAATTGTGAATCACCGCCATTTTGTAATTGTGCCGCGGCTTCATTAACAAATTTTATCATTTCCATTCCTAGTGGAGTCTGTGAAGTATCTTGAAATTGACTTGTCAACTGAAACATCTGGTCAGAACCTGCTCCCAATCTTGCGGCTAACAAGTCTGTTAGTGGATTATCAACACCACCCATCATTTGCATTGCATTTCTAACTGAATCTTGTGTTGCCTTATCAAGCGTTAATAACATACCCTTTTCAGCAAAGCCTAGGCTATCCTTCAACAAGTTCGCCGCGTCTTCCATTGAAATTTTTAATACATTTGAAGTTGCTTGAACATTAGACATGAAACTATCCATTCCATCTCTTAATTCTCGGTCAGACCTTCCTTGAAGTTGACCAGCGACACGTAACGTGTCTAAATAATTTCCTGCAATGCCGGCAACTTGACCGAATTCCATTGCAAATTCTTCCATTAGTCCACCTGGTCCCCTAGCCATACTATTAACAAAGTCTAACGTACTCTTTACACCCAACACGCCAACAGTTTTTGCAAAATCTTTAGTGAATTCTGCGGCCATACCAAAAGTAAATCCAGTATCACTAACTGTTTTTGCTACTGAAATGAATCCGTCATTGAGAGAATCTAATCCACCTAATAAACCTGATGTACGAAGTTCTTCTGCAAAATCAAATCTCTGTTCGAATCCGACTTTTGTAGCCTCTTGAACAGCCTCTGCCATTCCAAGAACTGAGGCTAATGCCGCCGTCATTTTTTCGTAGCCTCTTGCTTGTTTTTCACCTTCAAGTGTTTGTACTGCCTCTTCTTTACTAAGACCGGCTTGCATCAGTTGTTTTAACTGCACTTCTGCTTTTCTTTCTTCTCTGGCATTCTTTACTATTTGGTCAGTCAGTCCATCTACTCCCATTACGATACCTTGAAGACCTTTGAGATGTCTACTTAAAACGCCTTGAGTTTGAGTATTCTGGGCTTGTTCCTGCTTTTGGCCTCTAGTGACTTTGACTCCATTCTGTCTAAGTTCGTCACCAACTTTCTTAAGTTCTTTTGAAGACAGAGACCCACCACCCTTTACTGCATTGAGTAATTGAATGATTGAAGCATTTTGTGTCGAAATTTGTTTTAATGTTCCTGCAATTTTCGATGCAGTAGCCTCAGTAGACCACTGGGCAATACTGCCACTTATGCCCGAAATAAAAACATCTTGTTCGTCTGCCATGAAAACCCTCTAAATTATGTTATAAAACTACGTAGTTATTCTCAAAGATAAATAATTAAGATAGTTATGTATATACTTAATTATTAACTTATTATACTGTATTTATCAAAGGACAAACAAATGAACACCAATGAGAACCCATTATCAAAATATTTCCGTAAACCGGGAATATATGTACAAATTCCAACCGGTGGCAGATTTAATCCAGAAATAGAAAAAACTGTATTGGACGAGTTGCCTATACTTCCGATGACCGCAATTGATGAGATATCAATGCAGAATCCTGATGAACTACTTAACGGCGAGGCACTCGTAAACCTCATCAAAAGTTGTGTTCCAGCGATTCCCAATCCAAGAAATCTATGCAATGTTGATGCTGAAATGATATTTCTTGCAATCAAATATGCAACATATGGCAAAGATGTAGAACACACGCACACTTGTTCTGAATGCAAAGAGAAGGCAGATTACAACATAGATATCAATCATATTCTTGAAAAGTTTCCAGATATTACTGAAATTCCAGCAATTGAACATGAAGACCTAAAGATATTTGTAACTCCGCCAAAATTAGACAGTCTAACGAGACTGGCTCTAATTGAAGTAGAACAAGCCCGTATATTAAACAAAATCAAAGAAACAGCAGAAGGCGTTGAAGGTGATGAGGTAGAAATGGCAAAACAATTTGCTATTAGTTTCAGAAAAGTATCAAGACAGAACATAGACCTATTAATGAGTTCTATCGATAGAATCGAAACACCTACCGAAGCCATTATTGACAAAAATGTCATTATGGAGTTTATGGAAAATGTTCCAACCAACATTGTTTCTAAAGTAAACGAGGCAGTGGGTGTTGCAACACCAAATTTAAAGGACATATCAACGTTCGAATTTACTTGTGAATCATGTAGTCACAAAGAAAAAGTAACGTTTGAATTGAATCCTGTAAATTTTTCCTCGGCTGGTTAAAGACTGCCAGCGACACTGAAGTAACAGAGAGACAAGAGTCTTATAAGAAATCACTTGAATCTCTACACAAAAATCTGTACAAACTGTCTTGGTATATGCGAGGTGGCGTCAGTATATCTGAAATCCATGATATGCCCGCTAATCATATAAAATATCTAAATGAGATAGTAAGTGACAACTTTGAGTTGAGCAAATCTGCTGGCGTACCTATTTTATAAAAAATACAAAAAAAGTTACAAAAAGGGTTGACATCTCTTTTTCATTATGTTAGTATGGTCAACATAACTAATACAAATCGATTCAAAAACCATTTTTAATTCTAATACAACTCCCCCAAAGGCTAATAATGATTCTAATAAAACAATACATAGTGGAACTGTTAGTCGGGTTGCCGACTCGGGATTGAGGGCGTATATTATACATACGTTCGGATAAGTTGGGTGAACTCCGACACTGCTTCTCGTAAACCACACAGACTGTTTGTAACATAAAACATTTGTTACTCTAAAGGTAATGAATGACTAGTATTTACCGTACAGAAATGTACACACCGCTGGTAGATTAAAAATACTACCAACTTTGATTAAGTTTTATTCTATGTGGATTAATCAAAGTGCCGTTGGGTCGAAAGACGCAATACTAAGTTAAGAGGGAATCGCCAACCGACCTCGCCGTAACTAGCGGCTAACTTAGACATGGAATCTGATGAACTTGACAAGTATCAGCGATTGCCCCATGGATGGGCAATTGTGTCTTCCAAACTGACAAGCGAATAAACAATAAATAATATTTAAATGGAATAAACAAATATCAAGGAAATCTTCTTTGAGTGGAACGAAAAGAAATTTCCGAAGATATTAGGTCTTTAGACCTATTAAAATGAGAACACCATGAGTGAATGGACATATAAAAATAAAGTTGTAAATGAATTACCTGAGAATGTTGAGGGATTTGTATATCTTATTACGAATCTTACAAATAACAAAAAGTACGTAGGTAAGAAGTTAGCACGATTTAAGACTACTAAACCACCTCTTAAAGGAAGAAAGAATAAAAGACGTGGTTATAAAGAAAGTGATTGGAGAACCTATTGGGGTTCTTCTGACCATTTAAATGCGGACGTAAAAAAATTAGGTCCCGATAAATTTTCACGTGAAATTCTACACTATTGCCCGAGTCGAGGCGCATTAAGTTACGTAGAAGCCAAAGAACAGTTTGACCGTAGAGTACTTGAAACAGATGAGTACTATAATGGTATTATCAATGTACGAGTGGGAAGTTCGAAAATTCTTACTGAGTATCTAAACAGCGTTAAGAAGAAAGTATAGGCGCTAACAGCCACTGATAGATTCCTATCCCATCAATCAATAAGAAAAACATATTCTGTACAATCAGAGGCTTATCTTTAAGTATCAAAAAAACGTAGATAGCAATTATATGTCCTGTTGCAAATAAAGGAAATGCATATTTGGATTCTGGAATATTCAAAGATATTAAAGTACCAGCACATACAAACATGAATGTTGCTGACCATTTTATTTTTTCTATTGTTCGTGGGGATAACATTATTCTACTCTCTAAACCGTGATATCTATATTTAGGTAAAAGAAAAACCCTGCACCATTTCTGATACAGGGTTCTCCGCCTTACTCCTTTTTGTGCTTTTTTCAGTGGTACGTTAAGGTCTAACCCACCCACTCTCTTTAAGAGAGCAAAGCAACAAGTACCAGTGTCGATGAGAGAGGTTTAGAGGAGACATAGGCACCCGTTGATTATATAATATTAACATACTGGACTATCAAAGTCAAGCGATTTTGTAACTTTTTTTACATATTGTTCTTTTTTTCTTGGATTTCTGCTCTACGTACCTTTGTAAGTTTTCCAATATCGCCTAGTGCTTTTCTGGCACGAGCCGCTGAGGCTTTTACACCTTTTTCTTCAAACTTGGCATTTTCTGCCTGATATGTTTCAATTGCTTCCATAATTTGTGCGTCTGTACTCATATTATTACTCCTTTATTGTGGTGGTAGTTTCCTCCTCGTGAGAAAAACTTGTAAAACCATTCTCTTTTATTACATTTAGAACGCTTTCGACACGCCCTTGCAATTCGTCTTTGTGTGAAATCAAATACACACTTCTATTTCCATCCCTTGCCATCTTCTTAAGAACAGCAAGTGATGATTCGACACCATTGGTGTCCATTCCGCTATCTATCAATTCATCAACAAATAACACGTTAATTGTGCTGTATAATGACTCGAAAATGTCACGGAAACTCCAACTTAAACCTAAAATAAGTCTGTTTCTTTCACCTCTACTTAGGTTATCAAAGTCTAAATCACGACCTAATTCAGTAATTTCTACTGTTAAATCGCTCTGGAATACAACATCATGTGGTAATCCCAACTTATCTAAGTAATGTGCTAGGCGAGAATTTAAGTAACTTAAGTTCTGGTCTATAATCTTTTTACGAATAAAACTATCTTTATTAGTTAGTAGTTTCAATAAGAATTCTTGGTGTTCCTGTAAAGAAACCAACGAATTCATGTGTCCGTAGTCTACTTCTTCCAAGGCACTATCACGCATATCTTCTATTTGTTCTGCGTATGGGTCCTCAGTGTTCTTGTTTAGTTCTATTTGTTCTGCTAATTTCTCTACAGAAGATTGATGTTCGTATGCATCAGATAATGTACTATAGAACGTAGCAGGTTTTTTACCAATATCTCCAATACTTTCGATTAGAGTGTTATGTTCGGTTAACGAAGTTTCATTAGTAGACAGTTGTTCTGTCGCTTCGGTCTTCTGTGTACTTTTGTTTGTTAGTATCTCACCTTGTTTCTCATCGTGTATTTCTTGACCACACGCATGGCATTTATGTTCTTCGATTAGTTTTATTTCATTATCTAATCTTTCTATTAGTGCAGTTTGTTTTGTATTGTCAGCCTCGATACTATTAATCCAAGAAGTAGCAGTAGATTTAGCCGCCAAATTTTCATTATATGTAACTAACAAAGCATGGTTCTTTAATTCACCTTCAATGTCTACATGCGACAATGATTCAAGTGCGGACTCTAATGTTTCTAAGTCTGTTTGTTGTTTGTTACTCCAAACTTTCTGTCTACGTTCGATATCTTTAATACTTTTTAGAATACGAGCATTTGTGTCTTCTTTAGCCTTAAGTGAATATTCTTCTTCTTTGATTTGTTCTTTTGTGTTCTTTGAAATCTCTTTAAGTGCATCTGCTTTACGAGAGAGTTCTGTAATTCCTAGAAGTTCTTCGATAAGTTCACGTTGGTCACCAGCACGTAATGCCAGAAATGGCTCAGTGTATGTATTCAGTGCAACAATGTGTTTGAACATTGCATGAGAAAGACCAATGATACTCTCTACTTCAAATTGGGTCATTCGCATTTCACCTTGACCAGCATTCTCTACATCATTATCACCAAGTTCCATGCCATCACGCATGAAATGAAATACATTAGGAGAACGACCACGTTCAATGCGATATTCATTTCCGTTGTATGTGAAATCAACAGTAACCATCATGCCTTTGCCGTTAGTCTTGTTAATTAGATTGTTCTGCTTAATGTTTGTAAGTGCTTTACCATATAGTCCATACGATAACGCATTGATTAAAGTGGTCTTACCAGTTCCATTACGAGAACCATCCCCACCCAAATCGATGTTGTTACCCAAGACTAAAGTCAGTTCATCTTGGTTTAATGTTACAGCCTGAGTAACATTACCCACACTCATAAAATTTCTTATTGTTATATTCTTAATTATTAACAAACTTATACCTCTCTTGCGTACGTTCCATATTGTATCGGGTCAATCGACAATTCGTTGACATTGATATACTCTGGTTGATTGATTGTCCATACGACTAACTCTGCAATGTATTCGACATCAATCAGTTTTCTATCAGGATGTTTCTTTATCACACTTGGTGTTGTTAAACTTCCTGGTGAAATTAGTGTTGTTTTTATATTACTACCACCCATTGCTTTATAAGTTAAATCTCTATTGTAAGCCTTGAGTGCTTTCTTCTCTGTTGGGTATCTCCATGTTCTACCCTTTACACCAGTGTCAGCAGTTGACCCAATGTTTATAATATGTCCTTTTCTATCTGCTTCTTCCATAGCATTGTATACCGCTTCAACAATCATAACTTGTTGAAACTTCCAGATTGCAGAATTGTTAATGAAGATATCAAATTCGCCCTCGATATACTTCTCTGCCAATTTTTTCTGACCTTCGCTGGTATCTAATTGATACCCATTACTCCTGCTGGCTGTTTTATATTCAATATCAGGCATTGTGTCAAATAGATTACACATAGCCTCACATAAGCCATACTTTCGGCTCCCAGTAATTAGTATCTTTCTCATAAATTATTATAAATTTCAATAAGAACGTTCCTGTCAAAACTGCCAGTATCATCTAGTGATGCTAACTGCGAAACGACAATCTCGTCTATTGTTTCGAAATGTATTTCAGCACCAGTGTCGTTTTCATGTTCATTACTTTTGACTGGTACTAATGTTACATCTCGCAACTTGTATGTTTCTACAAATGTATCCTTAATAAAATTTGCTTCTTCGTAAGAAATATCTATATCTAGTGTTATTTTTACGTTTGTTTTTGGTAATAGATATTCGTCTGGTGCATCTAATAACTTTGATAGTGCAATCGTTCTGTATTTTGGTGCATCTTTCCAAGTAAAGAACTCTGGTTCTTTATCCCACTCTAAGTACATCCAACCTCTATCATCATCCCAATTGTCTGAGAAGTTATGAGGGAACGCATTACCAATATAAATTACATTGTCTTTTACTTGACGTTTGTGAAAGTGACCAGTGAATACATAATCTTGATGTTTGAACATACTGCCCTTTAGTCCACCATGGTCGGGCATTTCTATCATTGCATTGAGTTGAAATGTAGGTAATTCTAAATGAGCAAAAATGTATTTTGATTCTATTTTAGGAACTTTTTTCCATTCATCACCGACTAACCATGGAACAATAGCAACATCACCTTGTACGAGTGTGTCTCTCACTAAGACTATATTAGAAAGGTCATCAATGAATTCCATAGAATTTACATCACGGGTTTCACGATAGAATAGGTCGTGATTGCCCAAGATGACATAAACTTTTTCGAATGCTTTGCTTAGTCTACGTAGACCAGCAAGACTATATTTCATTGTTGATATGTTTAGACTTGACCTGTTGTGGTGCCAATCGCCTAAGAATATACAAGTTTCGCAATCTCTTTTCTTTGCGTCCTCGATAAACCAATCAACGAAATCTAAACAGTCTTCATTGTGTTGTTTTGCATTGTTCTTTAGACCCCAATGGATATCTGTAAAACAAGCGGCTTTCTTAAATAGGTTATTAGTCATTGTCGGCATAAATCTCTTTAATGGTTTCTGTTGGAATAGCATCGTCTGTAATTTTTGTTTTTACGACTTTCTGCCAACGCTCCTGAGATTTCATTTCGTGTGCCAGTTGTCTTGTCCAACTTGGCGCCTGCCCTGCTTTTTCGAGCAAGTCATCACGTATGCCTTGATTTTTCTTTTCTATATTAAGTACACGAGTGAATGAATTGTTCACTACTGTTGTGTAGTAAGCAAAGGGATTATCACTCTTATCTTCGTTAAATTGTAGTCCAATTTGTGCCAATTGTAGCAATGCTTGACCACGCATTTCATCAATATATGTATATCCACGCCAGTTTGACCTCTGAGAGTATCTTTCTACGAGTTTAATATACATCGTTGCCAACACGGCTGTAATTTTACCAGAACTTAAATCAAATTCTTTCTCTTTGTTGTAATGTGAAATTCCTACTTCATTAAGTTTTCCATCTACATATGTGTGATGGGTGAATGCAGGAAATGGTAATTTTACTTTGTGGTCTGCTGGTGTCTTTGGGTTTGCTTTACGACCCGGTTCATCGGGTATATGGTCAAATCCCATTACACGGAATATAATCTCGTCTTCCGTAAAAGAAGTAGGGTCAACTTCAAAATCTACCTGTTTCTTCTTTTTATCCTCATTAGCATCCCAAGCCAATTTTTGCAAACGTTTTGCTTTGTTTTGTCTTGCTTGTTCTACTGCATCAGGGATTTCTTTAGTTGAATACAGTATCATATCATGCTGGTGATGTTTATCTCTATCTTCAAACCAACAATAGTTTGACTTAGAGATATGTATCTGTTTCAACATATCCTTGTTATTTAAGTAGTTTTGTCGTCTTGCCATAGTCTATTCTCCTAATATTACAACAATTATAACATAAAAACCCAACGGTTGTCAACCATATAAACACTATATATAGTAAAAACTTCCTAGTCCAGAAACTTCGCATATAATAGAACGATAAATACTGTTATAAAGATTTAGGAGAAAAGAGTTATGGCAAGTCCATATTATACAAAACAACCAGTATACTTAGAAGACCCTAGTGGTAGATTTGATAACATTTTATCAAATAAAAGAGATTTAGGCCCAGCCGTTGTAGGTCCATCAATGACCATTCCTGGCGAGTGGGTTGAGGTGCCTGGTAATAATAGTTATAGGGCTCCAGGACAAACCTTTGATTTGGGTAGTTCACCGGGAGAGACACGCAGTAACTTAGAAATTCATGGACCTACTAGACTTAATTTTCCGTATACGCCCACTACTTCTATAATCAATAGTGCAAACTATTCGTCTTATGACTTGACACATAGTAACTTTCAACAACGTGCGTTTGATAGTCATATGAATATGGAAATCAACATAACAGCACCAATGATTGTAAGAAGTGAAGAAGAAGCATTGTATGTATATAAGGCGGCAACATGGATTAGAAGTACGATGAAGATGTCTTGGAAGAATGACGTAGACCCTGGCATGCCACCACCGATATTGCGATTTAACGCACATGGAATATATGAAGATGTGCCTTGTGTTGTTCGTGACTTTACGTGGAACTTAGACTCAGATATAGATTATATAGAAATACAAGACCCAACATCAGACAAATTCAAAGTAATGAGAGTGCCAGTTACAAATATGTTTGTATTGACCTTATCAGTTACTTACTCACCTAAGAGTATAAGAGAGAACTTTAGTGTTAAAGATTATCTTACGGGCAATTTAAAGGACAAAGGCTATGTATAAAGAAGAATCACCATGGAATAGAACAGGAATCATAGACGAAACTGTACTAGATATAATGAAAAAGAGATTTATCTATAAAGACCCATTTGATGCATATTACACGATACCTCAAGAATTTGACGAACGTCCAGATTTGTGCAGTTATAAGATGTATGGTACTGCGAAGTATTGGTGGATATTTGCCACTAGAAATGCAGATATTATAATTGACCCTATTAGAGATTTTTCTGCAGGAACCGAGATTAGAATCCCAAGCAAAGATAACATAGCAAATATGGTGTAAAATAATGGACAATACTATTTCGGCTACGTTAAAAGATGTTGTAGATAAGCATGAAGGCTTCTTAGAAAATCCTCTTGATGTCTATGATTCTTACACATACACCCTAGAGTGGTTTGTGTGTGACCGTAAAACAACAAGAGAGTTTCAAGAACAAGAAGCATTTAATATGGAGACAATCGTCTCCGACGGATGGCCACGTCTAACTGATAATGCTATAACAATAGCAAAAACTGGCGTTACTACCGAATTCACAGTGGCAGATTTGACTGTAGAGGCTGTTGGTGTGGGTAATGGAGATTATAGTAAGATTGCTGGAACAGCCGATAAGTTAAGTTTCACTGTTACCCAAGTTGGCAATACAAGTCTAGCAAACAGTTTACAAACTGTGGTTGCATTGTGTGGATTCAGTTCTATTACTGATGCTGAATATTTTATTAAAATAAATTTCGTAGGTCACGGCACACATGCGAAAAAAAAGAAACTTTCTCAAACAAAGGTTATACCATTTAAAATCGTAAATTATCAAAACTTAAATACTACAACTGATGCAAGAGGAACAACAACGGTCATTAGTGGACAAGTTCCGGCCGATAAAGTTGTAATGGACACTGATGTTGCGAAGACCCAACATGGATTCAGTTACAAAATAGCCAATAATTTAGAGGCATCATTGACCAACTTTTTTGCAAAATTAAACAAGTCTATTGAAGATAACGACAAGGCGCTTCTTGAATCTATGAAACACACATATGGTTACCAGTTCTCTGACCGAGTTAGAACTTTAGGATGGAACAACAGCGGTATGCCTTCAGAACATTCTCTCAATGTCAACAAAAACATGGTCCCAGTCGCAGAAGGCAAAAATCAGGCTGAACCTGCAGAGGGAATAGGACCTGGAAATCATATCTATAGTATTGTAGAAGAATTGTGTAGTGTATCTACGTTGATTAAAAAAGAAATTGTGTCAGACAATCCAGGATTTACAAAAGTTCTAAAAATAACTCCACATTTGCTGATTAAACCAGATGGATATAATCCTGTCAAAGGAACAGAAGCATATGATGTTTTATTCTTTATAGACTATGAAGAAAAAGTCGTTGTTCATAATATGCCAGACCAATTAAACAAGATAAGAAATAGTAGAAAAATGGTTGAAGACATGTTTGCAAACGGACACGTAAACAAGAAATATGAATATCTTTTTACTGGAAGAAATGACCAAATATTAGATTTCAATATTTCATTAGACGCAGAACTAACAAAAATATTTTCAACACCAGACGATATTTGGGCATATGAGCATTTTAAAAAAGAGGGAAATCAGAGTATAATACTAGACGAACATCATCAAGAACTGGTTGACAAAGCGAAAAATAATTTTGAGAAATCAAATAACGAATATTTAAAACATCAAACAAGAGCAGATAGTTTAAAAAAAGAATTAACAAATTTAGAAGATGATTATAGAAATAAAATAATAACGGAACTCTCAAACCAGCGAGGTGGTTTATCACCTATGGGAATAGAGCGTGCCTTTGGTGACAAATCACTAGAACAATTGATGAATGAATATTCTGTAGTAGATGAGGTACAGGAAACTAAAAAGGGTGGTTTGGTGAATGGGAGCCCTGGCGCTAAGCCTAGAACAATCACAACAACAACTACAATGATTGGCGAGTTGAATATTACTCATATGAAATCAAATTTGAGTAAAAAAGAAAAAGCAGTTAACGAAGCACAAGAAAAAGCGAAGAAATATGAAGGTGTGGCACTTAGAAAAGAAAAATTTGCACAAGATGAATATTCAAACGCTATTGCTTCTAAGTTGAATACGAACAACCTAAACTTTCAAGAAGTAGGAAGCAAAGTATTCACTGACATTCGAGATATAAATCCTGACGGCAAAAATCTTATACTTGCTGAAGAACTTGGAGAAGATTTAATAAATCGTCTATCCAATTCAGATTATGAAATTATACTTAAAGCACAAGCAAATAATCCAGTCACATTCAGAAGATTAATCCAGGGGATGGAATCAGATTCTAAACCAGTCGCTATAAGTCAAGGAGATGAAACAGAGATTGAGTTAGCGAGAGAAAAATATTACGAAGCAAAGGGTGGTAAGTTGAGCATGATATATGCAGATATGACCATCAAGGGCGACCCTTTTTGGTTAGAAGGATATATACCACCAGCAAAAGAAAAAGAAGTTTTTGGCGATAAAGGCAGTGACTTGAAATGGAATATACATTCAAAACTTAATGGATTTCCTTATCTAGTATTAAAATCGGGTGTCGCAAAGGGCGTTGACGAAAATGAAAACATTAAGACTAGAACACTTGTCTTTAGTTTATACGCAGTAAGAAGTATCACAAGTAATTTTACGAATGGCATGTTTACTCAAAACTTAAGCATGGTAAAATGGACTGAAGCAGAACAATTTACATCTGAGGCTGCCGAGAAAGTTGGAATGGTTGAAGTTGAAGGGAACACAAATTCGCCAGGACATCCATCTAATCAAGGTGGAGTACCCATCGTTGATACAGAAGTAAAGTCTAACTATACAGGACCAACATACACTGGTTCAGATGGCGTTGAACGAGACGGCTTTGGACGTGATATAAATGGATATTACTATGTAGAAGGTCCAGGAAAAATGGAACCGATTGAAGTGACTCAGGAAAGAATGCAAAACGCTATAGCGGCAGAAGGAACTTTACTAGAATGGCTAGATGAACACATCGTAGTACCATCAAAAGAATATTTAGTAAAGAGAAGTGATGAAGCAGAGGCGAAAGAACTTGACGCTTTAAACAACAAATCAGAGAGTATTAAAAACAATCTCAACAAGATTGATACTCCAGTAATTAACTTCGTTAATGATGCACTTATTAGACAAGCAGAAGCGGCACATTATCTTTCGGACTATAAACGTGCGAAAAAAAGTTGCAATAGTGGCAACCAATCTTATTGTGACCAAATAAAAAATTCTCAAAATGACATCTTAGCGCCTTTCGGACTAACTACAAACGATGTAGGAAAGTTAGGAACAGCAACAACAATTAATAATGCGATTAACACATCAATAGCCGGTGGGGCAGTCGTGACTGCACATGAAGTTGCAATGTGGCAACATACTGCTGGAATTTCTCTTAACATTACTGGACATGACCCAGCAGATATAGAACGTAAAGTTAGAGAATTAACAAACGAAAGAACACCAACATATCAGTTTAGTTCACTACCAATGGGAGCAAGCCTAGACAATGCTGTTTTGAATGAAGAAGTGCTACTTAATACTGAAGAAACAGAAGATGTAGTTATTAATGGAACTCCCGACACGTGGGATGAGAAAAAAGCATATGACGACCAAATAAGATATCCAAATTCAAATAACGATTGGAAAAATACTTTTTGGTTTAAAAAACAAGTTGATGAAATTGTAGATGAATCTTGTCCTGAGAAAAAATTTAATCCGAAGACAAGAAGATTAGAGTGTACTGGAATTAAAGAAGGAACACTAATTCCGGATGAAGTAAGTGCAATAAATTCTAAAGCAGGCGAACTTAATACCATCTTACAAAACACAGAATTGTCGGCCGAAGATATAGAAAGACAACAAACGTGGACAAGTGATGCATTTGAAATGCTTAACACCAAATTAAATAAGAAAGACTTAATTATAGGTAATACAGAAAATAAAGCCATGAAATTTGCTTTAAAAGATACAATTAATTCTTCTGTAGTGGTAGATTCACTCACTGATGACGAGTATCAAAAAGCCGCTGGTTTAGTTGAAGATATCAATGCTATCAATTCGTCAGCAACAGATGGAAGTCATCGTAGTGACTTGACCACTGCTGCCTATGTCGGTCAACTTCAACATGAATTAGAGACCTTATCAGCAGACGCAACTACATCCAGTACAAATCTAAATTCATATTATTTTGATAATGCATATCGAGATGTAGAAGTTAAAAATCTACAAGAACTTGAATTACAGATGGCAATAAAGGACCTTACTCTTCCAGCAGAAACAATGACTGGCGTGGCAACTATAGTAAATTCTGGAACTCCAACTTATATTCCAATAAAAAATCCAGTTGACCAAATTGAAGTCGACCAAGCACCAATCTTGGTAAAAACAGGCATTAATACTGCGGACATTATATTGCCGGGAAGTTTAAAATCAAGATATTCTAAGAATTATGCTGGTGAAGGTATTGGTTGGGCATATGCAATGCAGAATCCTGATAAAGTATCTCAATATAATGAGGCTAAAAAAATATACAAAATACTAGTTAGTAGTGATATTGGAGACATGACTACGGTAACTGATGATTTGGGCAAGGACTTTAAAGTTAAAGACTTTAGTAATATTGCACCAATTACATACACTGATGCAAACGGAGTTTCACAAACAATTAGTAATCCTAGTGCATATTTTGGTATACACACGACTACATACAATGATATAAATCCATCATATGCAAGTGACTATAATGTTTTAATGGGAAAAGTTGCAGATTTATTTCCAGATATCATATCAGGACAAAAGAGCCAACTTATAAATGGCAAACTTCCTAAAGATAATGATGGGTCACTTATGTTAACATTAACAGGCGATAAATTTTATATTGACAAGTAATAAAGGAATTTAACTATGGCAAAAGAAGGAAAATTAGTTGGACAGTTTAGGTCTGCCGCGGCAAACGAAGCATCTCCTATTACTAAGAAATTAGGTAAAGGTATATTTAAAGCCATAACTGTAACAGAAAATTCAAAGGGCGAAAAATTTATTGACCCAACAGGCCAAGGTAGAGTTGCCGCATATATTCCTTCATTAGGTGAAAATGGAGAAGACCCAAGATTTTTTAGACACGCACAAACTGGTGCATTGTTTAATGTTCCAGACAAAACGGGTATTACACTTCTTGTCTTCTTTGCTGATAGTGGTAGTTCAACCGAGGGATTTTGGTTTGCAACATCAACTGATGTAGTTGACATAGTTAGTGGTGGTGCTTCTGGAAAAGCAAAACCCGAAGAAGGTTCTGCAATCGGCACAGGTGTTTTTGCTGATATTCAAACAATGAAAGTTCACAAAACCCAAGATGAGGTAGAACTGGATGATGCAACAATATCAAACAGTGCAACAAATAAAACAGTTGCCGACCAAGGAACATATAGTGATTCTCTAAGAGGAACAACAACTACAACTCCTCGTAGAGATGCCGCATATGACAGAACACAGCATTCTAAAGTTATGGGAATTAAATCATCAGGTGGGTCTTCTTTCTCTATAGATGATGGAAGTGTCGGTGATGACGGAACAATTCATCCCGAGCAAATAAGAATAACGACTTCTTCAGGTGCTGGAGTTATATTAGATGGCGGAAACGATTTTATTTACGTTGTTAATAGTTCTGGTTCTGGATGGGTAGAGATTGGAGCAAGTGGCGAAGTTATGGTATACGCAGAGGGCTCGTTAAATATGAGAACCGAGAAAGACTTCAATGTTAGAGCAGACAAAAATATAAATCTTGAAGCAAAAGAAAACATTAATATTAAGAGTATTGAAGGCAACACTAAAGTTAATTCAGACAAAGAAATACATCTAAGAAGTAAAGGTAATACAATGTTGCAAACTGAAGCAACTCTTAATGTAAATGTTGGAGTTAATGGTTTTGTAACAACTGGTGGTAAATTACACTTGAATGGTCCAACTGCACCAGAGTCAGAACTTATTTTAGTTACAGAACATCCAGATATGCAAGATTTAGCATGTACAATAGTTAAAGATACTATTGTATCTGAAATGCCAACACACGAACCTTTTGTTAGACCTCATTCTAAAAAATTATCAACAAGCCAATTTGCAATAGATTCTGCTAGTAAAGATGGCAAAGATAAAGCGGGAATAAAATAATGATATACGATAAACGTCCAGGCTCACTACTAAATTACATTCAGTTACCATTGCATGTTATAACTGAGAATGGAACATTCTTGGGAACAGGCTATGATGAAAATGATAAACCTACATACATACTATCACATGTAAAAGTAAATTTAGAAAACGTAAAAGATTTAACATTCTCGACAATGAGCAAAGATGCAATTATATTAGATAATAAACCTACACTCACAGTTGAAAATAACGTAGTTGGTTATAATTATAAAATATCTGATACTGAAACAAATTATGGTTATATTACAGTTGCATCTACCCGAATAGATATTACAACTAATAAAATAACAAAAGGAATGGCAGATTTTATCTTAGAGAAACAATTAAGAAATATTGGTAATGTATTAGAAAAGTTTATTAAAGTTAAAATATCACAACCACATTATGATGCACTCTTATATCATTTCTTTAATGAAGGAATTAGTACTATAGAAAATAGTTCGATTGTTGCACTTATAAATGCACAAGACTGGTACTCAATAACAGACGAAATTCAAAAGAATATAAAAGAGAACGGAAAAGTAAACGAAACACTAGCAAATCAAAAGATAAAAACTGCTAAATTGTTTAGTTTTGTTCCGGGATTTTAACGACTTGATATAACTTTATCTGCTAGACCAAATGCTACGGTTTGTTCAGCATCCAAGTAGTTATCACGTTCCATCGCCTCAGTCAATTCATCAAATGTCTTGCCAACCGTATTGTGAGTTACGTAAATTCCAGTTAATCTTTCTTTCATTTTCATAATCTCATCAACTTGAATCTTCATATCAGTTGCTTGTCCACCTGCACCACCACTTGGTTGATGTATCATTGTACGACTGTTTGGCAATACGTGTCGTTTTCCTTTAGCACCAGCCTGAGCAAGTAATGAACCCATTGAACATGCTTGACCCATCACTGTAGTTGCTACTGGACACTTAATAAACTGCATTGTGTCGTAAATTGCCATACCAGATGTCACTGCCCCACCCGGTGAATTGATGTAAAAGTGTATATCTTTGTCTTGATTTTCTGCTTCTAAGAATAATAACTGGGCACAAATCAAGTCTGCTTGGTAATCATTCACTTCACTAGTCAGAAATATGACTCTTTCCTTTAATAGACGAGAGAAAATGTCGTAACTACGTTCTCCATTAGTTGATTGGTCAACGACCATTGGTACTAGATTTGGCATGAATTGTTATCCTTTGATATAATTAATAGTATTATTTAGTACTATAATAACAGAATTGCATCCATTTGTCAATCTAAAACTACGAATATTAAGTGGAGATAAATACATGTGTAATAAACTACAGAGAAAACAAAGTTATGCCATTATTTACAGGTTTTAGTACCAAAAATGCAAATGCGATAAATCACGAGTTACAAGATAAAGACTTGGTGATTGAAGACCTTATGAATCATATCATGACCCGTAGAGGGGAACGTGTGATGTTGCCTACTTATGGGTCAATTATACACGAAATGATATTTGAGCCACTGACTGAAGAAACAACTGAGTTGATTGAAGAAGATTTAACAGACATTATAAATGATGACCCGAGATGCAGTTTTGTTAGCGTTGACATTACTGAATCAGACCATACAGTAAATGCTATATTACGACTTGAAATATTGCCATCAGGCGAACCAGTAGAGTTGAGTATAGACTTAGCAAGAGAATAAAAGAGAGAATATTATGAGCCAAGAACGTACAGATAATTTATTCGCAAGTGAGAGTTGGACAACAGTCTACACTGCTTTCACTAACGTTAGTCTTAAGGCATATGACTTTGACACAATTAGAGCGGCCCTACTAGACTATACAGCCCAGACTTATCCTGAGAAATTTAATGACTTCATAGCAAGTTCAGAATTCATAGCAATTTTAGATTTAGTTGCATATCTAGGACACAGTTTAGCATTTAGACTAGACATGAACACTAGAGAAAACTTTATGGATACTGCTGAACGTAGAGCAAGTATTCTTCAGATGGCTAAAACTTTAGGATATAATAAGACACGCCCAATTAACGCAAAGGGCTTTATGAAGATTTCAAGTGTCACAACTAACGAAGATGTATTAGACAACGAGGGTGTCAGTCTTGCTGGAAAAATTATCAATTGGAACGACAGTAATAATATAGACTGGTATGAAAACTTTATTAGTATCTTAAATTCTTCTTTCTCTGGAACTACCAAAATTCAAAATCCCACATCTAAACTAACAATCGCAGATGTAGAACATTCTTTGTATGAAATTAACGAAGACACAAGTTCAAAGAATATAACCTACCCATTTTCTTCTAATGTAAGTGGAAAATCTAGACAGTTTGAAGCAGTTCGTGTAAAGATTGATTCTGCAACTTCGAACATCTTTGAAGACGAACCAAATTTAAACAATAATTTTACAATTATAAATCGTAATGATAATCTCGGCTCTGCTAGTGATAGAACAGGGTTCTTTGTTTATGCATGTGCTGGACAATTAGGGTTTCAAGATGAAAACTATACTACGACAATTTCAAACAGAACACAATCGATTACAGATATTAATATATCAAACTCGGATGTATGGGTACAAAAACTAGATTCACAAAGAGCATATGTTTCAAGTGTAGTAAAAGCAGACAATGATACACGTGAAACTGCAATTTATAATGCTTTACGAACTGGCTCTGGAGACATTGTAAGTGTCAACTCAATAGAGAACAACCGAATTGAACTGCATTATCCTGATGGTGTGTTTGGTAATGCCGCAACTGGTGTATACAGAACGTGGTATAGAACAGTAGACAATGAAAACTTTACCGTAAACGCAGATGATATTACAAACGAAGTAATAACAATTCCATATACATCTAGTGACAACAGAACATATAGAATAACTTTAACACTAACAAGTACTAGAGATTTCAGTGAGAACTATTCGGGTGAAACTTATGCAAGTATACGCAGAACTGCTCCAAGAAGTTACTACTCACAAGATAGAATGGTCAACGCACAAGATTATAACGTATATCCATTATCTCTTGGAACTAATATTGTTAGAAAAGTCAAAGCAGTAAATACTTCTTTTGCAGGCAATTCTCGTTTTTACGAGATGGATGATGTTCTCGGACATCACTCAAACTTAAGTGTTACTGGTTCAGACGGCTCATTATTTGTTGAAAATGAAACAATAAAGATTCCATTAAGTTACAATAAACTACAAGGTAACAGTGACAACTTTATAAGAAACGAACTTACTAAAGCAATAAAACATCCAAGTTTTTTAAATTCCTTTTTCCACAAATATAGAGGACTTAGTAGTATTTTAGTTTCTATTGCAAAAAATTACACATATGATTCTAGCAATCATATGAAGATTTCAGCATCAACAGTAACAACAGTTATAAATGAAGGCGACATCTTTGAATTGTCTTCGTTGTCTGGAACTACATATGCAAAAGTCATTGCAGTCTCAGGAACTACTTATACCTTAGACAAAGCAATCAAAGAAAATGGAACCATTGTAAACGTAATAAGAGGACTAAGAACTAAATTTACAGAAGCAGAAGTAACATCAATAAAAACCAAGGTTAATAGTTCAGTCGAAGAAACATTTACAATAAAATATGCAATAAAAACAGGTGAAACAAATATATGGGAATGGCAATTACATACAGTAGCAGGCACTCCATCAGAATGTCACGTAGTGTTCAACTATAGTTCTGGTATTAGAGATAATGAATCAGAATATGTAGCAACATTCACAGGCAAAAAGATAGCATTTGAGAGTAGAGACCAAGTCAAGTTCTTCTATGGCAACACCACAGACGTAATTGATAATGAAACTAACTTATCAACAAGAGATGCAATATATCTAAACTATTTAACAACTGGTGGCTCTACAACTAGTGGATATGGTTCTACTGTGGGCGATGTTGTGACTATTGGACAAGCACCAATATCAAACTCAGCAGTATATAATACAACTGGTGCATCGTTTGATGCAATATTCCAATATACAGGAGCAAGAGAATCATACGAGTTTGCTAACAGTAATCCAGCAGTTTCAGGAACAACATACACTCATTCTTTGATATCACCAAATGGTATTGAATATCCATTAGCACCAAGTAATATAATTGCGCCAACGACAGCATCAGGTAAAATTATTGGTGATGCTACAGATTTAGGAAACGGCATAGACAAACTTCAACTAAGAATTGATGACTTATCAGTAATAACAGGATTATCCACAACTGTAGGGTTAGATAGTCCAGTTACAGCATCTTCGGAAACCAATACTTCTCTTTCAAATGTTACTATAAACTATGAAGGTGAACCAGGAGATATAAAAACTTTAGCAAACGCAGACAGTTCTTTTACAACCATCAGTACTAGTAATCTTAATTCTCTTGGCTTTAAAGGAAAAACATCTTTAAGTTATTTTAATGCGGCTTCAACGAGTAGCAATTTTGTTTTTAGAGACAACTCAGACAGTGCTGAACAAAATGATATGGTAATAACTTACCATGCGGGATTTGACGAATATACGTTTGTGTTGCCTTGGCAAACATCATTCCAAATCAACACACTTGATTCAGATATAGATTTCAAACAATATGCTTACGGAGAATTTTCAATAACAAGTGCAACAGCACTTACAACTAGCAATATACTACTTAGAACTGAAACTGGAGCATTTATTGATAATGACCATATCACAGTTACAAACACTTCGGGCACTACATATAAAGTTGTTTTCTGGACATATGCAGTTACGGTTGGCGCCCTAATTGACGTGTTTATTGGTTCGGCACCAACGTTGTCTGATATTGCAGATTACTCAGTGAGAGTCAAAGCATCATTTGATTTAGCAACACAAACAAATACAACAACAGCAACGTACAAATCTATGGCATCATATGTATATGATGATTACTTGACGGGTGCTGGCTATAAAGATAATACAAAAGTTAAACTATTCGCATCAAATACTGATGACCATCCATATAGTATATTCGATATTACTGCTAGTCAGAAGATTGTATTAGAAAGTTATACAAAAGATAACATAGCATACGAAAGAGCATCAAAGGTCGCAATAGCAGCCGCACAAGATTCGGGACCAACAGACCCAGATTCTTCAGTGCCATCGACTGCTACATTGTGGTTTAATACAACAAACAATACATGGTACAAACGTATCGGTGGTGTATGGAATCCATCGTTTACGTACACTAGTGCGGGTGGAAATGATATAGTATACAACACCATTACTTACTCAGTAAAAGAAGGAATAACTTTCGTTGAAGATAACTTTTCAAGTTTCAGATGGGAACATTATGCAGATGTAGACAAACGAATAGACCCTAGTACAAGTAACATTGTTGACATGTATGTATTAAGTTCAGACTACGTAAGAAACGTTGAGAAATGGATAGCAAACAACTTTACAACTACGGTGCCAGTTGCTCCTAATAATTTTGAATTATCAAAAATAATGAACACAATTGAGCCTAAGGCTGCCATTGCAGACCACGTGGCTTATATTCCAGTAGAGTTTAAATACTTGTTCGGTTCTTATGCTGAAAACGAGAATCAAGCAATATTCAAAGTTATTAAAAGATTAGGTGTAGGATATACTGACAGTGAAATAAAAACAGAAGTATCTAAAAAAGTAAACGAGTACTTCTCGATTGACAATTGGGATTTTGGTGCTACGTTCTACTTCTCAGAACTTGCGGCATACTTACATAAAGAATTAGGAGATTATATCTCAAGTGTAGTAATTACACCAAAATATGCTTCAAATGAATTTACAAACTTATTAAGCATCTCATGTGCCTTAAACGAAGTGTTCATGGCAGTAACAACATCAAACGATGTAAAAATAATAACACAATTAGCACAATCTGAATTAGTAGGCGGATAACATGGCAAAGAAGATTTATGACTTTTTACCAGGGCACCTGAAGAACAGCGAGTTAGAAACAATATTCGACACGACACTTGACCGCGCCTTTTCTTCTGGTAAGATGGAGAAAACAAAAGCGTTCGTTGGTAGAAAAGAAAAAGGAATATTCAAAAGTAGTGATATATATCTTTCTTTTCCATCTACATCATATGCAAGAGACAATTACGGTTTAGAACCAACATTCACAAACAGAGATGCATCTGATAGTGTATTCTATGATGACTTACTGAATGCGACTTATAATAAAGGTGCATTAACAAACGACCACAGACGATTATTTAATAGCACTCTAAACACTGTTGCTCTTCCAATAGACCTAGACAAGTTTGTCAACTACAGTATGTATTACTGGGTATCTCCTGGATTTGACGCTTCAATTCCTGGCTCAAACGATAAACATTATGTCACAATAGAATATAGTGTAGGTTCGTGGTGGAGTGGTAGCAACTCTTGGTATCATTACGATGATATCAAAGCATTGATTACAGATGCAAACTTTACAAAAATATCACAAGCACTAAGACCAATTATTGAATTCGATAAAGATATTGAGTTGAGTACTACATCAGTCGCAGTGTCAACTTCTGGAGAAATACCAACATTCAAATCATACGATTCAAGTAACGCATATGTAAAAGATATAAACATATTTCATTATGTAATTGGTGCTAATTATATAACAGACACAGAATTAGGATTTAAACCTAAACTAAAAGCAGGCGACTATCAAAGTGAATTTGTATTTAATATTGACTTAGATGAATCGTCAACATACAAATATAATACAGATTATAAAAAGTTGATGGTAACTTCAACATTTGACTACAGAAATCTAAGACAAGAAGTAGGTGATAAAATATCAGTTTCAGAAATCGAACTGCTTCAATCACCAAAGAACACAAATGGACAAAATCAAATAGATTTATATGTAAATGGCGATAAGCAAATAGGAAATCACGTATACAACAGCACTACAAAGAAAATCACATTAACCGAAGCAGTTTCTGGAAACATATATGTAGATTATTGTACTGATACTCCAGTAGTTTTTGATGGCGAAACCGTGTTTCAAAGACTTAATCCAGCACTAGAATATAATGTAGACAACACAACATATTATAATACAGAGATGACATATTCTCTTGTTTACGAACACTGTGTTCGTATAATTGAAACGGTCTTCGAATTAACAGGAAGTGCAAATGCGGCCAACAACTACAGAGCAACAGGAACAAACTCAGATAAACTAAGGTTTGCTGATAAAGGTAGTGTTCTTATTAGAAACTCAATAGATATTAAAGAGGCATACTTTGCATTAACACGAGAAGATTATAATCCAATTAAAGCAACTGAATTCTTATCAGGCGCATATAATGGTTACAAAAACAAATTTCTTACAACAGTTCAATCTATAATAGATTCAACTGCAAGTGGAAGCAAGACAGATTTACAGATACTAGAAGAAGCAATTACTACTATTTCTCTTGGAAAACATAAGAGTGTAAGTATTTTTAGAGACAGTATTATGGTGAACTTTGGCGAAGCAAACGCTCACTATCAAGCACTCGATGTTTCTGTTATTAATGGCGCAACTGAACAAGTTATGCCAACGTTTACTAACTCGATATTAAATGACAAAGATATAACTGTTATTTTAAATAATGTTATTCAGAGATTAAATGTAGATTATACATTATCTTCTGGTGCAACAGAAATAAACTTTACAACAGCAAGGTCAACAGGTGATGTAATAACTGTTAGACATTATAGTAGTATAAAAGAAACTTATGTACCGCCAAGTGCAACTTCATTATCAATTGCTCCAGCATACAAACCAGAATCAATTACAGACTCAAGATATAGTCCCTCAGTAGACTTTATTAGAGGCCACGATGGCTCATTAGTTCCAAAATATGGAACAAGAATTGATGACATACTTCTTGCATTTGAAACTTTAATATTCAATAACCTAACAGATAATACAGGTTCTAAATATAATATCATTGATAGTATGAATTATGGAATATACAATAGTGCTTCTAATGATTATACAAATGCTGAAAAGAAATATATTATGTATCCGTTCTTTAAGAAATGGATGATGCGTAATAACATTGACAATCTAAACAATGATGATTTTGATGCAACTGATTATAAGACTTGGAATTATCGTTCTAAGGACGAGAACTCAGCAGGTCATTGGAGAGGACAATTAATATATACATATGGCACAGATAGACCTCTACAAGAGCCATGGAAAGTGCTAAAATATTCACAAAAGCCCACGGGATTCGATACTTGGTATGGAAGTGCAAATTACACATCATCGACCTGGTGGAATCAACTTATAACACAAGAATCATTAACTATTCCTAATCCGGTTGACGGTTCAGGAAATCTAAAAATACCGAAAGATTTATTCTTTGGCGGGGCAATTGATTCATCAGAGATTGCATTGATGGACCAAGCATGGGAATTTGGAGACAATTCTCCAGTTGAACTTGCGTGGACTCGTAGTAGTGAATTTCTCTTTGCTGAATTTGTAGTAATGCTATTAACAAAACCATTTCAGGTTTTATACGATTATAGTACTGAAATGAAAAACATCATTCGCTACTCAAATAAAAACGATGGCATCGACACTGATGTAGTAATTGCAGATAAAGCCAATTATTCATTTAAGTTAGGTTCAAAACTAGGTGGCTTTGTTAACAACTTTAAATTACAAACAGAAAACAACTCATTATCAAATAGTAGATTTACTGATTTGCCAGCAGATAACTTTGATTTATTTGTTCATGCTGGTGTGCCAAATAGAAGTGAATTCTTTAGTGCTATTGTATTAGAAAAGGTATCACTAGATGCTAAACATCCAACATACTCTTTTGGAGATTTATCAACTTACATAAAGGGTGACATCGTTCTGAATTTAAATGATGGTAAATATTATAAAAGAAAAGTTTCATCACTAACAACAAAAGAGACATCCCCTCCTAGTGGAACGTTCTTTGACTATAGTGGGTGGACATTAGTATCACAACCCAAAACTAATAAGTTTGGTTTTAGAGTACATGGATATGATGAGATTAATCCTACATTCTATGCAATGGGATGGGACAAAGCAAGTGGAGAAAAAGCATTCTCAACATCAGGTGACAAACTTACACTACAACAGTGGCAACCTGGTGAATACTATAGAATGGATTCATATATATTATGGAATGATACTCCGTATGTTTGTCTTGCAAATCATACATCTACTTCAATTTTTGATGACAACATTAAAGACTGGAAGCCAGTAACAGAATGGCCTAGAGTTAATAAAGTTCAAGCAGTTGGATATAAAGAATTAGCAAACGACACAGTAAAGAATTATAACTACGGTGACATTTTAGAATCAGTAGACGATGTTGCTCATTTGATAATGGGTTATGAACATTATCTTAAATTAGTAGGATGGGAATTCACCGACACAAGTGAATTTGGTGATGTGATAGATTGGGAAAATCTATTATATAAGTTCCTAGAATGGCAATCAGAAATACACGAGATTGGTGATTTTATCACTCTTACTCCGCTATTAACAGGTGGCAGTTTTGATGCAAACTATGGCGTTGCAAGTGTGACTACTGAAACATTTAAAAACTATTATCGTGTAATAGATTCAGCAGGCAGACTTATACCAAATTCTGAACTTGAGTTTCGCACAGATGGTTCTAAGTTGATATTCAAAAGCACTGTTCCTATCTACGGAATGAAGATGGATATCAGAGATATTGAACATGCATTTGTCGTTGACAGAACTGATAGTTATGAAGATATCATATACGACCCACACACGCATACTAGAAATCTTAGAATGCAAGTAGACTGCAATAGAACTATCGATTGGGATGGAACTATGGCAGTAGATGGTTATATTGTTAACGATAATCAATTAATACCAAACTTCGACACAATGATTGAAGACACACGTTATTATAGAGACACTCTTGTTGACCAAAGTCTTTCAGTTATTAATAATTTAAAATCAAATCACTATGGATATACTACAAGAGCATATCTAACAAATCATGGTGTTGAAAGAGAATCACAATTAGAATTTTATAAAGGATTTTTATCTCACAAAGGAACTAATTCTAGTATTAACAAAATTGTTAATAACAATAGTAACTTTGAGAATATAACACATGCTGATATTTGGGCAGTTAAACTAAGTGACTACGGCCACGAGTCTAATAAATTTACAATGACAAAAGATATTACGGTATCTGATATGATTAAAGCCCCATATCTAGTAGATTATGCAGACCCAACTAAACAACTTTTAGAAGTTTCTGGCAAAAAGAACATAGCACTAAAAACAACAGGATATGTAGATGAAGCAGATGTAAACTACATCACATCAACACACGAATCACTAGTTAACCTAACAGACAGCACATTATATGAGGGAGATGTATCTTGGGTACAAGCAGATATAGATAGAGATTGGGATGTTGTGCGACTAAGTGAAGTAGCAGAAATAAGTTATGTTGGTGAAACATCAGATAACCAATTGTACATTGGAACTACAAATGCAATCGATGGCCAATTTATTAATAAGCCAATTTATTTAAAAATTTCAGCCGCTGAAATAAGTCCAACAATAGGTGGATACTATCTTTTGTCTACTAACGGAACAAAAACAGTAAACGGAAGCACAGTACATGAATATCTAGTATTTGAAGAAGATTTTGAACCTTTAATTGTTGAGATAGACTCAACAACTACTAACAGTGTATTTGTTCCAACTAATGCAGATTCTGGTGTAGAAGCAATCGGCTCAGTGAGCAACCCAGTATTTGCTAGTGGCGAATCGATTTCGATTGATGGTACAACATTCACTTACGCACCGTCGGGGACTACTAGTACTGGAATTACAATTCTAGGTACAGTTGCAAACCCAATTGTGTCTGAGGGCGAACAAGCACGATTTGTCGTTTACAATTCTGGTGGTACAGTTGAAAACGGAACAAACACAACAGTCACATTCTCTGGAACTGTTGCAAGAACAACGGGCGCATTTAGTTCAACTCAAGGCGACCAAATAACAATTGATGGTACGTCATTGACTGTTGATTATAGTTCAACTGACAGTATATCACAGACTACGACAGCAACAAGAAGTTCGACATTAACGACAGGAAACACCGTTGTTATCGATAGCATTACAAAGACAGTTGCAGATTTATCAGTTACAGGCACAGTTACATCGCCAGTGATGACATCGACAAAGCCACTAACAATTAATGGCGACACAGTTACATTAACAAACGGAGATGATTTAGCCGCAATTATAATTGCGATTAACTCGGGAACAACTGAAGTTATAGCATCACAAACATCAAATCAATTGGTTCTCACAACAACAGTTCCACAACTAACTATGACTGGCGGTGTATTGACTGATTTAGGACTTTCATCTACTAACTCATATACAAATTCAAAACTAGACCAGTTAAGAGACGAATTAGATACAATAACTAATATTACTGCCACTATCGATGCAAACAATCGTATGACTATAGCAAGTTCAGGAAGTCAAATGATTATTTCTGGAACAGCATTAAGTGAATTAGGAATAACAGCAGGAACTTATCTTTCTAATTCTAATCCAACACAGGCAAGTGTTGTTCAACAAATAAACGCACTATCTATTTTAGGTGTTACTGCTGAAGTTATAACAGGCACAATAAAAATTACAAGTACAAATCATAATTTAGATATAGTTGAAGTAACATCGGGTGCTATGAGTAGATTAGGGTATGCAACTACTACAGTTGCAATTGATGCCACAGACACAATAGTATCTGACTTAAATACTCAAGTATTCTCGGGTGCAACAGTTTCCGCAGTCAAATCTGATAGACAAGTGAAAATAACAAGTACAGAAAAGAGTATAGTTACAAGCAATCTTTCTGGTGACCCTCTGGCAGACATGGGCATAACAGCAGGCACATATAGTAACACTGTATCATCAAGTCCTACAGCACTAGAGTTTGCAAGTCAAATCACTGCCGCATCTGATATTTCGGTCGGAGTTTCAAGTGATGGTAGAATGATATTCACTAACGATACTGTACAGATGACATTCTCTGGAACTTCTACTGCAATGTTGACTAAGATAGGACTCTCGTTGATATATTCTAATGTCACATCAAGTGCTAATTTCAAAGCAATGATTTGGAAATCAATAAGACACACGATTGGAGTTAACGGCGCCACACTTACAGAATTCAATAATAGTCTAGGACTAAACAGTGCAAGTAAGTT